AGTCGATGCATCTCTACTTCGACTACGCGGTGCAGGCCTTCCGCTGGATGTTCCGCTTCGGCGGGCAGCCGCACCTGAGCGCCGCCGTCAGCCCGGCCAACGGCGCCAGCACCAAGTCGCATTTCGTCACCCTCGACGAGCGCGCCTGAGCGCCCTGACGGGCGGGCCGCGGGGCCCGTCCGCCTTCCCAACACCGACCAGGAGGCCAGGACATGGCACAGAAGACCATCCGCCCGTCGGACCGCGCCGCGGTCGTGGGCATCATCGACCCGGACGCCTACGCGGCCGGCACCGTCACCACCGGCTGGATCGACATGCGCCAGTACAACGCCCTGATGGCGATCGTCATGTCGGGGACGCTCGGCGCCTCGGCGACGCTGGACGCCAAGTTCGAGCAGGCGACCAACGGCTCTGGCGCCGGCGCCAAGGACGTGACCGGCGCCCTGATCACCCAGCTGACCCAGGCCGGGACCGATTCCGACAAGCAGGCGATCATCAACCTCTGGGCGGAAGACCTGGACGTGAACAATCTGTTCACCCATGCGCGGCTCTCGATGACCGTCGCGGTGGCGACCTCGGATGCCGGCGCGATCGTGCTCGGGCTCGACAAGCGCCACGGCGCCGCGTCGAGCGGCGACCTCGCCTCGGTCGACGAGATCGTCGCGCTCTGATGCTGACGGCGGCGGCCCGGCCGGGCCGCCGCTGCACCGGCAACCATGGAGGGCCGCATGGCCGAGATCATCCGCAAGATCAGGTTCACCCGCGACTACGAGGTCAAGGACCACAGCGCCGGGACCGCCCAGGCCGAGAAATACAAGGCCGGCCAGACCTTGAAGCTGGCGGAAGCCTCGGCCGCGCATTTCGTGTCGCGCGGCGCCGCCGAATACGTCGAGACGAAATAGGCGGGCGATGGCGATCAGTGTCCTGACCCCGGCGGCGCAGGAGCCGCTGTCGCTCGGCGAGGTCAAGGCCGACCGCCGCATCGACACCGGCGACGACGATGCCGGGCTGAGCCAGAAGATCGCCGGAGCGCGCGCCGAATGCGAGGCGGTCACCCGGCTGACCCTGATGACCCAGACGCTGCGGGTGACGCTCGACCAGTTCCCGCCGGGCGCCCTGGCGCTGCCGGTGTGGCCGGTGCAGAGCGTCGTCCAGGTCCGCTACGTCGATGGCGCCGGCGCGACGCAGGTGCTGGACCCGGCCGCCTACCAGCTGGTCCAGAGCCGCAAGCCGCGGCTGCTGGTGCCGGCCTTCGGCGCCGCCTGGCCGGTCACCCGGGCCTGGTACGATTCGGTGATGATCGACGTGGTGGCGGGCTACGGCGCCGCCTCCTCGGATATCCCGCCGGACCTGGTCGACGCCATGCTGCTGATCGTCGGCAGCCGCGACGAGTTCCGCGAGGACGTGGTCGCGGGGATCACCCTGGCGAGCGTTCCCATGGGCGCGCAGCAACTGATGCTGCGCCACGTCTTCTACGGGTGATCGGCCGCCCGAGATCCCAACCGCAAACGGGGCGGCACGCCGCCTGACGAGGAGCAGAGACAGACATGGCAACCTTCACCAAGATCGCCGACTTCGTCGAGGCCATGGCCGAGAAGGTGCATGACCTCTCGGCCGACTCGATCCGGATCGCGCTGTCGAACACGGCGCCGGCATCGGAGACGTCGAACCCGACCCAGAGCGGCAATGGCGTGCTGGCGAACGTGACGCAGATCTCCTACGCCAACTATTCCGACAGCCTGACCGCCGATCGCGTCCTGGATGGTGTCACCTCGGACGAGGCCGGCGGCACCTACAAGTTCGACGCGGCGGATTTCACCATCACCGCCTCGGGCGGCGCGCTGGCGAGCTGGCGCTACCTCTACGTCTACAACGACACGCCGACCGCCCCGGCCGATCCGCTGATCGGGGTCTGGGACCACGGCTCGGCGATCTCGCTGGCGGACGGCGAGACGGCCAACATCAACATCAACGCCGCAGGCCTGATCAACATTGCCTGAGCGCCGCACTTCGGCGGACGGCCCGCCACCGGCGTCGCCGCCAGCGCCGGTGATTGGTGTCGCCCAGGCAGACGCGATCATCGGCCGCCGCGCGGTCTCTCAGGTCTGGCATCAGCTTATGAACCAAGGAAGGCAGCACTCCCATGTGGGCAACCGTCGGGACGCAGAACCCAACCTCCGCTGATATCTCGATCCTCGGCCTGATCGGCTCGACTTCGGTGATTGTGCGCCTGGTCGAGTTCGACATTGGCCAGAACGACCATTCGGGCAGCAACGAGATCGTCTGCGGGCTGCAACGCTTCACCGCCTCGGGCACCGGCACTTCCGCAACTCCGGCCCCGCTGAACGCTGCGCTCGCCCTTGCGGCCGCCGCGACGGCGAAGGTAAACCACACCGTGGAACCGACTTACGCAGGGTCCAAGATCATCGAAATCCCGCTGCACCAGAAATCGCTGTTCCGGTGGGTGGCAGCGCCTGGCGGCGAACCGCTGTCGCAGCTTGCAGCCGACGCGGGCTGGGGCTTTACGGTCAGATCGGCAGCCTACACCGGCCTGTCCACCCTCACCGCGCACCACACCGAAGGTGCGTAATGCGCAGGCCCCAGGGCTACGCACAGCTGGTCGGGCCAGGTTTGCCCTCTCGCGACGAGGGGCTTGCCTCGCTGGCCCGGCATGGCGAGGCCGACACCTTCACCTGTGGCCACTGCCAGGCGATAGTGATCGTGCCAGCCCGCGCTTCGGTCGGCGGCTATTGCCGGGTCTGCAATCGCCTTGTCTGCGAAAAATGCGCCTCGGCGCAACGGTGCGCGCCGTTCGAGCAGCAGCTGGAGCACAATCTGCGCAAGCAGGCTTATCTGGCGGAATGGTGATTTCGGATGACCACGACGACTGTTTCCAACACCACGGAGCTTAATTCGGCCCTCTCGACCGCTGTAGGCGGCGACCTGATCCTCATGAACCCGGGCTCTTACGGCCAGGTGACGATCAACAATGTGTTCACGTCCGAGGTCCGCATCAGGGCCGCAAATATCGGCTCCCCTCCCCAGATTACCGACCTGAACATGACAAACGCCGAGTTTGTCGGGTTCGAATACATGGATTTCTTCTGGGGCTTCGACCCGGAGACCAACAGCAATACTGTGCCGATCATCAGCATTAGTGGCGTAGACAATATTCGTTTCACCGACTGCCTGGTTCACGGGATCATCGCCTTCAACGCAGCCCAAGGTGCAGAGATCGAATACGGCAGGGGCTTTAACATAGTTGGCGCGTCAAGTAATGTGACAATAGACCATTGCGAAATTCACACCCTGTCGCAAGCAATTTCAGCAGGAAACGGCGGGTCATTTCTGACCATTTCAAACAACTACATCCATAATGGCTCAATCGATCATATAATCATGACCGATATGCAAACTGTACTGATCGAATTAAATCATATCCAGCTTCTCAAGGAATTCGCGCCGTCACACGCCGATATGTTGCAGGTCGCAAGTAGTGATACAGTTCCTTCCCTCGACAACATGACAATCAGGAAGAATTTCTTCGATAGTCACTCCGCAAGCGGGAGCGCGGTCCATACGATCTTCGCGCGCAATCTGCGCTATGAATTAAGCCAGGCCGCTGCCGACCGCTACGACGGCTGGGTGATCGAGGACAATGTCATCTTCGGAAACCATCTGCACGGGATCAACATGGGGGAGGCGTCGAACCTGACCGTTCAACGCAACACGCTCCTTTACGACGTCTTTGCCGCCGATCCAGGCTCGGTTCCGTCTATCGAGATCGGGGAGGACACCACTGTCACGCTGGTTGACGATAACGTTGCCGAGGGGGCCGTGGCAGTCGGCGCTGGCACGACCGGCACCATCAACGCGAACTACCTGGTCCAACGCACCGATAGCGAAGCGGCGGGCTACTACGGAACCGACCTTGTGAACGCGCTGGTCCAAAACCCGACGATAGACGGCCTCCAACCCAAGCCCGGAGGCGGGATCGCCACGGCTGGAGCAGGGGCAAACCTGACCCCCGCCGACCTGGCCAATGTCGGCATCCGGAAGGTATTCGGTGGCAGCAGTCCGGGCGCGCGGGCCAGGGCGGGCCACACCGGCCGGTGGAGGATGCGGTAATGGCGTTTCCTTCTCCGGCAGCCACAAACACTTCGTCCTCAAGCACCGCCACCACTTCGCACACAGTCGCGCTTCCGGCTTCCATAAGCGCGGGCGATCTGCTGGAAGTGTTCTTTGTTGTGCCAAGTTTCAACACTATAGACACTCCACCCGGCTGGACGCTGATCTATAGCGCCGTAGAAAACATTGAAGACTCGCACCTATGCGCCTATTTTGCCAAGATCGCATCAGGTAGCGAGGGGGCCTCTGTCACAATAACGATAGGCTCGTCGGCAAAAAGCGCGCATGTGTCCTTGCGCACAAATGCGGCCGATTGGCACGGGACTACCTTGCCGGAGGCTGAAACGGCAGTGCCCACGATCAATACAACCACGCCTGACCCGCCGGGATTGATAGTGTCCTGGGGGCTTGGCGACACCCGGTATATGGTCCTGCTGTCCGCTTCCCGCGCCGACCGGACCGTCACAGCCTGGCCGACAGGTTATACCGGCGGGCAGATTACCAGCCTGTCGGGCGGAGGAGGGTCTGCGGGCTCCAAGTGCACGGCCTTTCTCGCCTGGCGCGAGTTTGCCAGCGGTGGCGACAATCCTGGCAATTTCACCGTCAGTGCGCTTTCCGACACAATCGTCAACACCATCGCGGTGCGCCCAGCCGCTGCCGCTGCCGCCGACGACCTGGCATGGGAACCTGTCTATGTCGTGCCGGTCCGGGAGCCTGTGCTCGTCATCCGGGCCGACTTCACCACCATCGTCGGCGCCGGGGCGCAGTCGATCCCGGTCGATCTGGACGCCGGGTCGTACACGCTGACCGGGGCGGATCTCGGCATCCTGCGCACGATTCCGGTCGCCCTGGACGCGGGCACCTACACGCTGAGCGGCCCGGCGCTGACGATCACCGAGGAGGTCCTGGTCGCGCTCGACGCCGGGTCCTATGCGCTGAGCGGCCCGGACATCGCGGTCCTGGCCGACCGCGTCATGGCGCTCGACGCCGGGTCGTACACGCTGACCGGGGCGGATCTCGGCATCCTGCGCACGATCCCTGTGGTGCTCGATTCCGGGTCCTACGCGCTGACCGGGCCGGACGTCGCCGTCGACATCGTCATCCCGGTCGATCTGGACGCCGGGTCGTACACGCTGACCGGGTCGGATCTCGGCATCCTGCGCACGATTCCGGTCGCCCTGGACGCGGGCACCTACACGCTGAGCGGCCCGGCGCTGACGATCACCGAGGAGGTCCTGGTCGCGCTCGACGCCGGGTCCTATGCGCTGAGCGGCCCGGACATCGCGGTCCTGGCCGACCGCGTCATGGCGCTCGACGCCGGGTCGTACACGCTGACCGGGGCGGATCTCGCGGTCCTGGCCGACCGACTCATGGCGCTCGACGCCGGGTCCTACGCGCTGACCGGGCCGGACGTGCAGATCCTGGTCGCTGGTCAGGTCAATCTGGAGACCGGCAGCTACGCGCTGACCGGGCCAGACATCGCGGTCCTGATTGACCGCCAGGTCGATCTCGCAGCCGGCAGCTACACGCAGACCGGGCCGAACATCGCGGTCCTGGCCGACCGCGTCATGGCGCTCGACGCCGGGTCCTACGCGCTGACCGGGGCGGATCTAGGCATCCTGCGCACGATCCCTGTGGTGCTGGCGGCCGGCACGTACACGCTGAACGGGTACGACATCACGATCACGCGCAGCGTGTCGGTTGCCCTGGATGCGGGCGCCTACACGCTGAGCGGCCCGGAGATCGACATCGCGCTCGACCTGATCTTCTTCGCCGATCCGGCCCGCACCCTGATCGCGCGGCGCCCTGGCGCCGCCGCTGTTGCCATGACCCGGACCTTCATCGCGAGGCACTGATGCCCCATGTGCTGCAAACCCCCGGCGAGGCGCTGACCTGGTCGATCGACTGGACCGAATGGCTGGCGAGCGCCGACACCATCGCCTCGGCGACCTGGTCGATCACGCCTTCGGCCGGAGTGACCGTCACCGATCTCGGCGAGACCAATCCCCTGTCCAGCGCCCGGGTATCGGGACTGACCCGTGGCCAGCAATACCTGCTGACCTGCGACATGCTCAGCACGCTCGGGGAGACAGGGCAGCAATCGATCAGCATCCGGTGCGACCACAGATGACCAGACACAGGAGATAACCCATGGCCGACCTCGCAATTACCGCCTCCGCCGTTCTGGCAGGGGCGAACGCCACCAAGGCTTCCGGCACCGCCGGCGCCACCGTGACCGCCGGGCAGGTGGTCTACAAGGTCGCCGCGACCGGTCGCTATGCGCTCGCCGACGCCGACCATGCCACCGCCGCCGTGCGCCAGCCCGCGGGCATCGCGCTCAACGGCGCGTCGGACGGTCAGCCGATCGATATCATCACGGCGGGCGACCTGACGGTGAACGCGGTCCTGACGGCGGGGACGGTCTACTACCTTTCGCCCAGCGCCGGCGGCATCGCGCCGCTGGCCGACGTTCTGTCCGGCGATGACGTGGTGGTGATCGGCATCGCCAGATCGACCACGGTTCTCAAGGTCGCGATCCAGATCCCGGGCGTCACGCTGTAACATGCTCCGGGCCGGACGCCTCAACAAGCGCGTCGCGTTCGCGCGGCGCGACTCCACCGCCGACGCCTATGGCAACGTCTCGGCTGGCGGCTGGACGGCGCTGTTCACCGTCGCCGGTGGGCTCCGGGAGAGCACGGGCCGCGAGCGTATCCAGGCCGGCGCATTGCAGGCGCCCATGGCGGCGATGCTTACCGTCCGGTCTTCCAGCCTGACGCGCCTGCTCACCGAGGCCGACAGCGCCGTGATCGACGGGGTGCGGTGGAACATCCGGAGCATCGCCAATCCGGATCAACGCAATCAGCGGCTCGAGCTGACGGTTGAGCGGGAGGTCGCGAACTGATGGCAAAAAACGTGGTCAGTTTCAAGGGACGGCGCGTTGTGCGGATCGAGGGCCTTGAGGAAGTGCGCAAGGTGTTCCGGGACCTGTCGCCCATGGCCATCGGGCGCATCACCAATGCGCTCAACACCGGCGCGGCGGAAATCCAGGCGCTCGCCAGGACGCTGGTTCCGCAGTCGACCGGCGAACTGCGCGACGCCATCGAGATCCGGGACAACCTGGAGGGGTTCAACGCGACGGGCATCGTCGGCGCGCTGAGTGTCGGGACCGGCAGCGATGCGGCCCGGGGTGTGCAGCGCTTCATCGGTGTCTATCCGGCCAAGCGCGGCTCGCCCGGCTGGTATGGCGCCTTCGTCGAGTTCGGCACGTCGCCCCGGGTGAAGGGCCAGAAATTCACGCAAGCCTCCGGGCGCCGAACGAAGGTGGCGAGGGACACGCATCCCGGCACCGCCGCCAGGCCGTTCCTGTTCCCGGCCTACAACTTCCTGCGCCGCCGCGTGCGCGCCCGCATCGCGCGGGAACTCAACGCCGGGATCAGGGCGCTTGCGAAGCTGCGCCGGGCCGCATGACATGGACAGCACGCTCGAGCTGCAAAAGACCCTCGTCGCCCTCCTGAAGGCCGACGCGACGCTCGCGGCCATCGTCGGCGCCCGCGTCTACGACACGCCGCCACAGGACCCGGCCTATCCCTACGTGTCGTTCGGGCCATCCAAGGGGCTCTCGTGGGATACCGATACCGGACTCGGCTGGGACGCCTCGCTTCAGATCGACACCTGGTCGCGTAAGCCAGGACGGGTCGAGGCGGCGCAAATCATGACGGCGATCAACGCGGCCGTACACCGCTCCGACCTGTCGCTGGATACGCAGGTCTCCTGCCTCGCGCTGCACGACTTCAGCACGATCCTGCCGGAAGACGACGGCGTGACAACGCACGGCGTGCAGCGCTTCCGGTTCCTGACCCACAGCTAATCACCCTGACCTTGAAGGAGACCTGAAATGTCCGCTGGTTTCACCTTTCTGCTGAAGCGCGGCGACGGTGCCACGCCGACCGAAGTCTTTACCACTGTCGGCGCGCTGCGCGGCAAGACGCTGACCATGAACGGCAACCCCATCGACGTGACCACGGACGATGACGTCGACGGCAACAACATCCTGTGGACGGTGAGCGAGGTCGGCGTGCATTCGTTCGAGATCTCCGCAAGCGGCATCTCGAAGACCTCGAACAAGGCGTCGGTGCAGGCGGTGATGGACGACTTCCTGACCGGCGTCGCGACCAACTACCAGACCGTCATTCCGATCTTCGGCACGTTCCAGGGCGCGCTGGTGGTCACGGCGTTCAACATCACGGCGCAGCATGACGGGGCCATCGAATTCGACCTCACGATCCAGAGCAACGGCGCGCCGGCCTTCACGCCGGAGCCTTGATGACCTGCGAAGTCACCCTTGACATCTGCGGGCGGCGAATCGCGCTCGCCGTGCCATTGGGGGCCTGGGAAGAACTGGCCCGGGCCGGCCATGACAAGCCGCTGACGCTGGAACGGGCGCTGCGCGAGGGTACCTGGACTCTCGCGCAGGCCGTCGATGCGTTCGGGATCGCGCTGAAGCACGGCAAGTCCGGCTTGGCCGCGTCGGAAGCCATCGCCGCGCACGGGCTGCTGGCCTGCGCGCAATTCGCCCATGCCGCGGTGATCGCCGGGCTTGTTCCGGACGAGGACGGCGCAAAAAAAAACGACGCGGAGCCGGAGCCGGAAGCGACGAAGAGCCCTTCCGGATAGGCAACTACCTTGAGATCGGCGGCATGATGGGCTGGCACCCGGACCAGACGCGCAGGTCCGGCATGGCCGACTTCCGGGCGTGCTATCGCGGCTGGATGAAGGGTCAGGGCGTTGATCCCGACGAAACCGTGCGCCCGACGCTGGACGATCTCGACGACTTGCTGGCGCGCTATCCTGACTGACAAGGGAGAGTATCATGGTTGAGGAAGTCGGCGCCCTCAGTGTCAGGCTCAGTGCGTCCATCGCGGACTTCCAGCGCGGCATGAAGAGTGCCGAGCGTTCCCTGGCCATCGCCGCCAGGAAGATGGAAGATCGGGGGAGCAGGCTGGACGAGAGGCTGCAAGGCGTCGGGAAGCGATTCGGCGTTGGTCTGGCCGCGCGAATTGTCAGCATTACCGCCGTATTGGCGCTGGCCCGCAAGGGGTTCAACGATCTGGTCAGTGCGTCGGACCGGACAAAGCTGCTGACCGGGCGCTTCGAGGCCCTGACCGGATCCGCCGAGCGGGCCGGTCAGATGATGCAGGCGGTTTTCGACATTTCCACGCGGGCCATTGCGCCGGTCGATGCGGTCGGGCAGGCGCTCGCGAAGTTCACCGCCGTCAACGAGTCCATCGGCGCGACGGACGAGCAGTTGCAGCAGTTCACCGAAAACCTGATCAAGCTCGGGCAGATCGGCGGCGCGACCACCAATGAAATGAGTTCCGGTCTGTTGCAGATCGCGCAGGGCTTCGGTGCTGGCCGCCTGGCGGGCGACGAGTTCAAGGCGGTCAACGAGGCGATGCCGCTGGTGATCAGGACAATCGCGAAGGAACTGAAAAGGCTTCCCGGCGAAATGCGGCAACTCGCGGCGGATGGCGAGATCACGGCGGAGGTGATGCTCCGGGCGCTGCTGAACGCCACCGACGAAATCCGCGCCGCCTTCGACAAGCTCCCGCTGACGTTCGGCCGCGCGACGCAGAAAATGGAAACCGCGTGGGAGCGGTTCCTGGCGTCGATCGGCAATACCGACGAGATCGTGAAGGCCGTCGAAGCGGGGAGCAATGCCCTCGACTTCCTCACCGACCGGATCACTTTCACCGATCAGGTTCAACTCGACGGGATCGTCGCGGAAGTCGCCCGGGTCGAACAGCAGGCCATGGACCTCGAGGCCGCGATCGATGCGGCGCGGCTCGAAGCCGTCGAGCTGATCGAAGCCGAAGTCAAGTTCGGTCGCTCCGGGCTCGGGTTCGCGGATCGCGCAATCGGGCAGGTCGAACAACTTCAGACGGAACTTCAGGAGGTCAAGGAGCGGCTTGACTTCCTGCATGGCCGCGAGGTCGAGGTCAGGATCAAACTGCTGCAGCTCCCGGCGGACTTCACGGACCCGACAGAAGGTCCTGCCGGCTTTGCGCAGGAACTGGCCCGCCGGGTTCCCAAGCCCAGGCCCCGCCTCGGAACCGCCGGAAACCCGATCAACCTCCAGAACAATGAACCGGCATTCGAGGATGGTTCGGCGGCAAGGCGCGGGGCCGCCCGCACCCAGGAGCGGGATGAGGCCGCCCGCTTCATCGACGATCTGCGCGAGCGCATCGAGCTGGTGCGCGAGGATCAGCAGCTTGCCGGGTTGAGCCGGACCAAGCAGGCACAGCTCACCGCCGAATTCGAGCGCCAGCGCATCGTCAAGCAGTTCCTCGGCGAAATCCAGGCCAAGGGCATCGCCGCGACGCCGGAGGAGATCGCCCAGGTCGAGGCCCTGGCGCAGAAATACCGCGACGAAGCCGTGGCGCTGGCGGTGCTCAATGACGTTCTTGAAACCGAGGCCGAGCGCCAGCAGGAAGCCGAGCGCGCGGCTGAAGCGCACCGGCAGGCGATCGAGCGCATCGGCGACGCCATCTCCGGCGCGATCCAGCAGGCCGACAGCTTCACCGACGCGCTGAGGAACGTCGCGGTCGCGCTCGCCAACATCCTTGGTCAGGATCTGGCCACGCGCGGGAAGGGCAGCCTGTTGGGCCAGCTGTTCGGCGCGGCGGCGTCCCTCGGCGGCTCGGCGCTTGTCCCCGGCGGCGGACTGCCGCCGGCCATCGTCCCGGGGTCGCCGTCCGCCAAGGGCAACGTCTTCGAGCGCGGAAACCTGGTGCCCTTCGCGCGGGGCGGCGTGGTGTCGAGGCCGACCGTGTTCCCGATGGCGCGCGGCGCCGGCCTGATGGGCGAGGCCGGGCCGGAGGCGATCCTGCCACTGTCGCGCGGACGCGACGGCAGGCTCGGCGTCGCCGGCGGCGGCGTCACGGTGCAGATCATCAACAATACCTCGGCGCAGGTCCGCGAGGAGCGCGCCAGGGGGCCGAGCGGCGAGGACGTGCGCCGGTTTATCGTCGAGGAAATGCAGAAGGCGACCGCGAGCGGCCAGATCGACAGGCAGATGGGCAGCCGCTTCGGTCTCGCCCCGCAGAGGCTGGTGAGATAGGACATGACGATTCCGACCTGGCCCCCCGGGCTGCCACAAAAACCGCTGATCAGCGGCTGGTCATGGCGGCCGCGCGACAACAGGGTGTCGTTTCAACCCGACGCCGGTCCAGCCATCGAGCGGCGCCGGGGCAGCGCCGTCGTGCACGAATACGAGGCCAGGTTTCCGCCGCTGACAAAGGCGCAGGTGGCGGAGTTCGAGACGTTCCATGACGATACGCTGGTCTCGGGCACCCTGCGCTATTCGTGGGACGATCCGGTCAGCGGGGAGACCCGTGAATGGCGGCTGCGCGAGTACAGCATCGCCTGGTCGCGCGAAAGCGGTAAATTCGATCTGACCTGCCGCGTCAACCGGATGCCGGCCGCCTGATGGTGATCGAGCGCACGATCCCGGCGGGCGCCAGGCGCGAGGCCGACCGGGAGGAATCCGCCGACAACCTGGTCGTGTTCCTGACCGTCACCCACAAGACGCTGACCGATCCGATTCGGGTGGTGTCGGACCCCGTGGATCACACGCTCGGCGGCGCGGTGTTCACGGGCTTCCAGTTCGACATCTCGATCCTGACCGACACGGAGGACGCGCCCTTCGCGCAGCTCAGGATCCAGAACGCCGACCGCCGGATCGGCGAGGCGCTGCGCTCGCTCGACACGCCGCCGAAGATCAGGCTGGAAGTGATTTCCGGCTCGGAATTCGATCAGACGGTCGACCCGCGCGCGGAGATCGGGACGGCGGCGCGAACCTACGTGGCGGACGAGCTGCTGCTGACCGCGGTCGACGCCGACGCGCTGTTCGTCACCGGGCGGTTGCAGGCGCGGGATTACGCGCGCGAGCTCTGGCCGGGCCGGATGGCGACGCAGGAATTCTTCCCGGGGCTGTTCCGGTGATCTGGTGGGCGAAGTATGTCGGAATCCCGTTCGTCGATGGCGGCCGGGACATATCCGGTGTGGATTGCTGGGGCCTCGTCCGGCTGATCTATGCGGAGAGGCTCGGCGTGAGCCTCCCCAGCTATGGCGAAATATCGGCGGCGGAGCTGATCAGGATCGCCCGCGCCATCGACGCCGGGCAGGAGCAGTGGGCGCCGGTGGAAGCGCCGCGCGCGTTCGACGTGGTGCTGCTGCGGCTCTACGACCGGGCGTGGACCGGGCATGTCGGCGTGGCGATCGACGGGACGCGGATGCTGCACACCGAGCGCGACATCGCGTCGGCGGTGGTGCCGATGGATCACTACACGATCAAGCACCGCATCGCGGGATTCAGACGATCGAGGGAGGCGGCATGCGAGAGTACGTGACGGCGCTCTATCGCGATCCGTTCGCGCTCGGCTCGCCGCGGTCGGCCCGGTTTCCGGCCGGACTGCGGCTCGATGAGATGGCAGAACGCATGCCGGGGCTGCCCCGGGGCTTCGCCCTGGACGGAGAAATCCGGATCGACGGCGCGATCATTCCGCGCGCGGCCTGGCGGCTGACGAAGCCAAAGGCGCGGCGCGCGGGGCGCCCCGTTGCCGTCACCTTCCACGCGCGGATACGCGGCGGCGGCGGCGGCGGCAAGTCCGGGCTGGCGATCGTCGGCGCGCTGGTGATCGCGATCGCCGCCACCGCGATATCGGGCGGGGTTCTCGGGCCGGCGGGCGCGCTGTCGATCTCAGCCAGCCTCGGCGCCGGCTCGGTCGGCGCCGTCGCCCTGAGCGCGGCTGTGTCCATCGTCGGCGGCCTGCTGCTGCGCGCGCTGGCGCCGCCGCCGGTGAGGCCGAAACTCGGGCAGCAGGGCGAGTTCAATCGCGACGCGCGCGGCAGCGCCAGCGCCCAGGGCAACATCCTGGAGCCGAACGGGCCGATCCCGCGCGTGGTCGGCTCGCGCAAGATATTCCCGCCGCTGGCGGCGGAACCCTATGTCTATTTCGAGGGACAGGACGAATGGGTCGAGGTGATCTACACGCTCGCCGGGCCGCACGATCTGAGTGACATCCGCATCGACGGCAACCCGATAGACGAGGCCGAGGATCTGGAATTCGAACTCCGCGAGGGCTGGCCGGGCGATCCGGCACTGAACATCGTCCGCCAGCAGACCCGCACCACGCCGATCCAGCTGGAAATGTCGCAGCACGACGTGAAGACGGACGATCAGGACGCGCTGGTCGACAACAGCCCGGCGAGCCTTCCCGGCTTCCATGGGGTGTCGTCGAACGCGGCGCCGGATCAGGTATTGATCCATCTGGTGTTCGGGCAGGGGTTGGGCAAGCTCGACGCGGTGGCGACGAAGCCGATGCGGGTGCCGTTCCGGCTCAGACTCCGCCGCCTCGGCGATGTCTCGTGGATCAATCTGCCCGAGCTGCATTACGAGGGCGCCACCCTGCGGCCGGAGCGGGCGACGATCCGGCTGATATTCCAGGACGGAGAAAACACCGTCATCCCGAACGTGCCGTCGTCCGGCGCCTTCGTCGAGGCCCGAAAACTGGCGCCCGGACAAACCACGATCATGCCGTCCACCGATGACTGGGCGGCGGATGGCTACTTTTCCGCCGGGGCCGGAGGCGACTGGCTCGACCAGAACACCACGGGCACCACCAATGTCCGCAACGTCACCCTGACGGCGGAAGGCGCGAACGTGTTCCTCGACACAGGCGTGTTCACCCCCGGAATCTACCAGATCGAGATCATGCGTGGCGCGGCGTTTTTGACCTCGAACTACACGGTTGCGACGTATTTCTATGATGATGGCACGACCGACGCGGTTCATGACTTCTTCTTCTGGCGCGCCGATGGCTCTAACTCCCTGATACCGGAGAGCCGCGAGAACGTGGTGGATTCCTGCACCCTGCTGCGCACGATTTCGCTCTGGGCCGCGGCTCCGGTCGTCACCGGAGAATTCGCCTATATCGCCGTCCGGGCGCGCAATCGCCGCATCGAGCGGCTCTCGACCGTGGCGTCCGGCTATGTCCGCGACTGGGATGGCTCCGGCTGGAACACCTGGGCGATCACCTCCAACCCGGCGCCGCATTTCCGCGACGTGCTGATGGGGGCGCTCAATCTCGACCCGTTGCCCCCGGCGCTGATCGACGATGCCAGCCTGGTGGACTGGCGCGCCGCCAGCATCACGCTGGACTACAGCTGCGATTACATCGCCGAGGGAGACCGGATCGCCGACGTCCTCACCATCATCGGGGGCTGCGGTTTCGCCCGGCCCTACCAGTCGGAAATCTGGGGTGTCATCCGCGATCTGGATCGATCGGCGGACGGGCCGGTGCAGGTGTTTAGCCCACGCAACAGCCGGGACTTCAAGTGGTCGAAGGCGTTCAGCCGGCTGCCGGACGGGTTCCGCATCAACTTCCAGGACGCGGAGATCGATTTCACCCCGGCGCAGCTGATCGTGTTTCGCCCCGGCGTCGCCGGGCCGCGCCTGGAACAGGTGAGCTACGAGGGGCTGACGGCGATCGACAAGCTCCAGCGGCGGGCCGCGTTCGACCTGGCGCAGGCCGAATTGCGGTCGACGATCTACAGCCTGACCGTGCCGTATGAATCCATCGTCGCCCGCCGCGGGTCGCTGGTCGGCGTGCTGCATGACGTGCTGGAAACGCAGGCCGGGTTCGGACGGGTCTTCTCGGTCGAAAAGAGCGGCGGCAACGTGACCGGCATTACGCTGGATTCCGAGGTCCCGACCTGGGACGAGCCGGACATGGACGGCGTGACCGACATGGACGCGGTGGCCGACATGGACACGGTCGGCCGCGCGTCCGGCGTGGCGATCCGGCGCACCAACGGCGAGACCAGCGTGCATCTGCTGTCGAACGCGACCGGAGAGACCAACGTGCTGACCTTCGCCACGCCGGTCGCCGACGACACGACGGCGGGCGGGCCGTTCGACCCGGCGACGATATCGCAGATCGATGTCGGCTGCCTCGCCGTCACCGGCCTGTTCGGCCAGGAATTCCGCCGCATGGTGGTGACGCTGATGGAGCCGTCCGACGACTTCACGGCCAAGATGACGCTGGTTGACGAAGCGCCTGAACTCTGGAGCGCCGCCTGATGGCCACGAGAACGACCTTCACCGGCGGGAGCGGCCCGGCCGGCACCGCCTACATGACCAACGTCGCCAATCACATCGGCGTGTTCTACAACGCCTCGGCGCTGAGGCTGACCGGCATCGGCGGGACGGCGGACGCGGTGACCGCCGTCGTCGACCCGGCGCTCGACGCCGGCCTGGTCGCGGGCATGGCGTTCTGGTTCACGGCGGCGGCGACGAACCAGAACGCGATGACGATGGTCGTCGGGTCGGAGGCGGCGGTCGCCATTACGGATGCGGCGGGGGCGGCGCTGGCCGCCGGCGCGATAGTCTCCGGCACCACCTACAAGCTCATGTTCGACGGCGTCCGGCTGCTCAGGATCAGCCGGACGCCGGATGTGGCGAATTCAGGGGCATTCATCCAGGTCGATGTCATCAACACGTCCGGATCGCTGAGCAAGCCGGCGGGGTTCCCGGCTGACGGCCTGGTGATTGTCGAGATGTGGGGCGGCGGCGGCGGCGGAAGCAACAGCTCGGAAGGCGGCGGCGGCGGCGGTTTCAATCGTGGGCTGTTTTCAGGGTCCGACCTGGGAGCGTCCGAAACCGCCACGATCGGAGCGGGCGGGGCGAGCGGAGCGCCCGGAGGCGACGGAGGAACCACGTCTCTCGGCTCCCTCATGTCCGCTTTCGGCGGCGGCGGCGGCGCGACCAACGGCGGAAATGGCGGTGGTCAGCAGACCACCGGCCCGTTTGTTGGATTTGCGCTCGGCGATCCGGGAAACGTGGGCCGCGGCGGTCAAAGCGGCATTAGTGGTGGGTCTGGCGGCGACGGCATTTTCGGCGGCGGCGGCGGCGCGGGCGACGACACCAGCAATAACGCCCGCAGCGGCGGCGATAGTCTGCATGGCGGCGGCGGCGGCGGGACCAACGGCGGCGCTGGCGGTGTGTCGGTGTTCGGCGGCGACGGCGGCGCATCCGGTGTGGCCGGGTCCATTCCCGGCGGCGGCGGCGGTCAGAGCGCGGCTGGCGCGCGCGGCGAGATACGGGTGAGGTGGATCGGATGAGGCGCGCTGTCATCGAAGGCGGGATCGTCGCCAACATCATCGAGGCGGATGCCGATTTCGCGCCCGGCGGGATGATGCTTGTGGACGCCGAGGACGCGGGCGCGCGGATCGGCGGCACCTGGGATGGCGCCGCCTTCGGCCCGCCGCCGCCAGTTGCGATCGAGCGCGAACGGGACGCGATGACCGTCACTCTGGCGCAATTGCGGATCGCGCTGGCCGAGGCCGGGCTGCTGGCCGCTGTCGAGGCGCGTGTTCTGGCCACGCCGCGCGCGGCGACGATCTGGGAATACGGCGGCGCCATCCGGCGGAATTCGCCGCTGATTGCGGCCGCGACCGGCGCCGGGGTGACCGACGAGGCGATCGACACCGTGTTCCGCGCCGCGATGCGCGTTGAAGTGTGATGGCTGAGGAAACCGGCCGCTGGCCGATCACGCTGCGGGTCAATCTCCCGACGATCGGGGTGATCGTCGCCCAGACCGTGGGCATAGCCCTCGGCCTGTCCTGGTACGCCAGCGCCTATAATTCGCGGCTCTCGGCCACCGAGGATGCGATCCAGATGATGGGCGCGCGGGTATCGACGGTGGAGAGCGCCGAGTTCAGCAGCCGGATCAAGATGGCCGAGATCGGGACCGAGCTGAAGTTCACCAACCAGACCCTCACCGAGATCAAGCGCCTGCTGGAGCAGATGCAGGCGGCCCGCTGGCGCGCGAGCCCGGACTATGACCCGCGATAGGCGACCACCGGCTGCGGTTAACTGATCACCCTCCACACCGAGCTCGGGCCTTTCGGCCCGTTCGGAGAAATACCCGCGCCAGACCAGAAGGGAGACCGACATGCTGGAAGACAAGGTTGACTGGGTCGATGTGGAACGCCACGCCCTCGGGGCCGTGGCCGGGATGATGGTGCTGGCCGCGCTCGGGGTCGATACCTTCGGAGCCGCCGCGATCGTCACCGCCGCCGGAATAGCCCGCGAGGCGCTGCAGCAGTGGCTGAGAAGCCGCAGGGTGAACCCGCTGGCCTGGAGCATCCAGAAATGGCTGGAGGCTGCCGTCTGGCCCGCGGTGGCGTTCCCCATGGCTTGGTATGGCGTGGGGGTGTGCTCATGACTCCGCGCGGCATCCGCAACAACAACCCCACCAACATCCGGCGCGGCGATCCCTGGCAGGGCCTCGCCAAGCCGGGCGAGATGTCGCCCGAGCAGCAGGCGGAGACCGAGTTCGCCGTCTTCGTCGCGCCGGAGTGGGGTATCCGAGCAGCGGCCCGCCTGCTGCAGACCTACCGGACCAAGCACCAGCTCGACACCGTGGCGGGGATCATCAGGAAGTGGGCTCCACCGGTCGAGAACAAGACCACGCCCTACACCGACGCGGTCGCGGACTCGATGGGCGTCTCGCCGGGCGAGGTCATAGACACGTCCGATCCGGAGATACTGCGCCCGCTGATCAAGGCGATCATTCAGCACGAGAACGGCCGGCAGCCGTACGGGGACGCGACGATCATGGCTGGCATCGCGCTGGCCGGGCTGGCCGGCGGGGACTCCGGGCCGGTGTCCAAGGATCGGGGAAGCATCGCGGAATCAAAGACGGCGCAGGGATCGGTGATCCAGGTGCTGGGCGGGGTTGGCACCGGCTGGCTGGCGATGTTCCGGCTGGAGGGCCCGGCGCTCTACTTCGCGCTCGGCCTCTCGACGGTCGTGGTGATCGCGGCCCTGGTGATCTTCCGCGAGCGGCTGCTGAAATGGGCGGACGGGGTCAGATGATCGGCGGCCTTTTCGGTGTCGCCCTCACTTGGTGGAGCGCCGTCCGGTCCTCGAAGTGGGCGATGTATGCGACGGTCGTGGCCGTCGCCGTCCTGGCGGTCTGGTACTACCTGGCCGCCAGGGACAAGCGGGTGGCGGCCGAGGTGATCGCCAGGGGCGTGAAGGCGGCCACCAAGCGAATGGAGCGAAACCGTGAAATTCACCGCGATATCCAGACTTGGCCTCTTGACAAGCGCGCTCAGCGCCTGCGCGACCTCAGCGCCCGTCGGTGACGGCTGCGCGTGGGTCGACCCGCCGCCGCCGCTGACCCTCTGCGAGCCGGGCGAGGCGGTGATGGTCGACGAGAACCTGATCGCCAGCTGCGACGCCTTCACCCGGACGACCGGCGACTGGATTCTTGGCATCTCGGAGCAGGGGCGCGAGGTCTGCGGCTGGACCCGATGACGGAGCGTTCCCGGGTGGGGTGTTAATTTTTTCGACCAGGGCGAGCGCCGGCCGGGCCCTTGGCGTGGGCGCCGCCAGGCGCGGTCAGGCGCGCGGGCATACCCCGGCCTGCGCCAGGGCATCATCGGTGGGCAGGTCCGCGTGTGACCAAAATCGATCGCACACCTCCTGGACCGCGATCAGGTCGGTCTTCCCGAGAGCGCGCAGCCGCGCTACGAGCACCTCCTGATCGACGCCCCACTTTTCGCCGAGGCCGGGGGTGTCGGCGACATTGGCCCACAGCATCGTGCCGTGCCACGGGTCTCCGGTCCATTCCTGCACGCCGTTGTTGGCATCCATGACCGCGCACCACTCGCCTCGGCTCAGGTCGAGGCGGGCGAGCGCGTCGGTCACCATGGCCATGTAGCGCTCGCAGACGGTATTGAGCCGGCCCGAGCGGTTGATGCCCTCCTGACCGAGGGCCGCCAGGGCCGCCACCATCGGCGTCCCGGCGTAGATCGAGAAGCGATTTTCCATGTCGTATCCTCATTGCGTCAGTCGCCGCCCCGGCGGCGGTTGCCGTCGATCTGCATCTGTCGGCAGGCGCGCCAGGTGTAGCGCCCGGAGAGGACGATGGGCCGGTGCTCGGGATGCACGATGGTCAGGCCGCCGTCGGTGCGCGGCCGCGCCTCGTGACGCGTGCCGGACAGGTCCTCGAGGTCGTGCCCGGAGAGGCTGCGTACCGGCCGGAAATAGATGTCGCCCTGGCGCTTGACCGGGAGGCGCGCCTGGAGGGCCTCCCGGATGGCGCGCGGCCGGAGCCACTCTGTGGCCTCGCCCACGGTGCGCACCGTCGAGGGCACGCGCACGGCCCAGATCTGGCCCTCGTCGCGTCCGATCAGGTAGGCGGCGGCTTGGTGCCGGCGGCCGTGACGGCGGCTGTACTCGTACCAGCCCTCGCCGTGGATCAGCCAAATGCGGGCGCTCGGCAGATAGCCGATTATGCGGCGCGGAAAATCATCCCACCCGGCGGGGATCGAGAGGCGTCGGCGGTCAATCTCGGCCAGCCCGAGCTGCAGGAGCCTGGCCGCGAGGCGCTGCCGAATTGGCACGGTAAGCTGGTCGCGGTCCGCCTGCCGCGCCCTGTGCACCAGCATGGCCGCGGCGACGATGCGGCCCTTGACCCCGTGCGGCGCCTCGACCATCCAGCGGGCAGCCGCCTCGGCACCCCCTCTCGTGTGGGGGCGGCGCGCCCGGCTGGCGGACAGCACGGCGGCGGCAAAATCGACGGTCTGTGTGCCGCGCCGGGTGGTGATGGTGATCTCTGTGGTGGTCATGGTCTCCTCCAGTGTTGGCCGCGCCTCGGGCCGGCCGTCTCCTCAGGTGTGATACTGGTATCATATAGGTGTTACCATCCGCATGTCAAGGGACGATCGTAGATGAGCCCGCCTGACGAAAAACCGCGCCAGATCAGGCGGCGCGCCACCGGCGGCGGCTGACAACGGCCGCCGGTGGAGCGGCGGGAACGCCCCGGGAACGGACTTTGCCGGAAACTTGCCGCCGGGGCTTGCGTGTTCCTGCTCGGTTCTGCGCGGGTCGCGATTTTCCGACGTGGCGGCGCGCGTGAAATTTTCCCTTGCGGCATAAGCCTATGCGCTGGTATCCCTCCGCTCGGAGAGGTGGCCGAGTGGTCGAAGGCGCTCCCCTGCTAAGGG